CCTGATTCGAACTCTCGTCAGTATGTGGTCACCGCTGTTGGCGGTACACAGGCTAACGTTCGGGCCAGTTCTGCTGGTGATCCGTTCACTGCGACTATCCGTAAGGATAAGACCTATAAGGTCCTTCCTGCGAAGAATCCGGCGAATGGCTCATACGGCAATATCCCGATGAACAAGACTGAGGTCCTGGTACGCAAAGGCGTTTACATCGACGCTGATAACGTAATCCGGACGGCCAATCTCCGCATCATTGCGGAGCTGCCGGCTGGTTGCGAAATCAACGACGCTGCGAACATTCGCGCGCTCGCATCGTTTGGCCTCGGCCTCCTCGCAGAGGAGTCCGCGGACTACGGTGATAGCTTGGTGACAGGCGTTATCTAAATGGATACCGTCTTCGCCAAATTACAGGAAATGCTTGTGGAGCTTCAAAAACTCCTTCAGGCGTTCATTGATCACGTGATGAGCTTCTAAGTTCTCGGTTCTTGAATTCCGAGTCTTTTACGCTCCTCTCCGTGACTTTTGTCCTCTTCTTGTTTGGAGAATGCAATCATGGGCGTTGACCCTCTTGCTCTTTATCCGTGCCTTCTGTCTGACTTTTCTCGTTCCATTTTACCTGATGCCATTAGCAGGATTGCTAATGGTGAGGGTTTATGGCCGGGAGTATCCTTCAAGGAAGCCGCTTGTCATTCATTGTTCAACTCGATTCTAAAGAAATTAGATTCTAGCATGAATAATGAGACTAAAGCTGCTGCCCTTGTTAAATTTCTTAAAGTCGATTCAGACTGCAAGAAATGGGAGCTGCGGTTCGAACAATTTGGGGATGACCTCTTGTACGGACAGTTTAAAGACTATCTGTATAAGTTCTGGTTTCCCGAATTGCAACCGATCCTCGATCACGACTATGATGTCCTCTTTCGAGGCCAAATTGGTCCTGGTTCGAGTGTCGGATCGAGGGGCTCGGACTTCTATACGAAGTTCTTTGCTTCTCGACTTACCTGCACGAGTCAACATCTATACGATATGTATAGACGCTATATTCGTAACTTCCCTGAATGGAATGCTGGAGAACTTCTCCGTTGTTCCGATTTCGGTGAGGCCGATATAGTTGAAGGTAACCGTCTTGACTTTGTACCGAAGAACGACGATATTTCTCGTAGTATTTGCGTCGAACCTACACTGAATATGTTTTATCAGCTAGGTTTTGCCGCTATACTTAATCGACGTTTGAAGTCCTTTACAGGTATAGACCTGGAGGACCAGCAAATGAAGAATCGAGAATTGGCGAGAAAAGGAAGCTTTGATGGATCTTTCGCAACGATTGACCTATCATCTGCCTCCGATTCTATCTCTATCACTATGCTTCGATCCTCTTTACCAAGGGGGTTTTATTCCTTCTTGGACAGGTATCGTTGCAAGTATAGCAGACTCCCTGACGGGACGCTGCACGAGCTTGGGATGGTATCTACGATGGGAAACGGTTTTACGTTCCCATTGCAGACCATCCTGTTCTCATGTATCGTTTTAGCTGCCTTTCGGTTATCTGGGTTGGCACCCAGGTTTCCGCGGGGAGTTGAGTGTGGTAATTTCGGGGTTAACGGAGATGACATTGTAGTACCTACGGAGATTGCTCCTAAAGTACTACGTCTTCTCCGCATCCTTGGTTTCACACCCAACGACAGCAAGACCTTTGTCGAAGGTCCGTTCAGAGAATCTTGCGGTGGTGATTACTTTGAAGGTAAAAACCTGAGGGGCGTCTATGTTAAAAGACTCTCCTCGCCGCAGGATCTCTATTCTGTAGTTAACCAACTTAACTTGTTCTCGACAAGAACAGGCATTCTCCTTCCATCTACCGTTCAGCAACTCACTAAAAAAGTGAGATTCCTGCCGGTACCATGTTGGGAGTCTGACGATGCTGGTCTCCGGGTACCGTTTTCCATCGTACGTTCCTTCTTTAAACTTGATACCGACACGCAAAGTATAATATACTATGCGTGGAAATCGGTCCAAGTTTCGAAGATTCGTATAATGGATTCGTGCCTCATGATACCTAAATCGCTTAAGTCCAGGATCTTCAACCCACCTGGGTTGCATGTATCCATGCTACAGGGTACGGTTAACTCTCATACTATCGGTGCCAGGCAAAAGCGCCCTAAGTATAAGAGAAAGAGGTTAATTGCCCCTAACTGGGACAGTTTACCTAC